CGCGACCGCAACGGCTTTCCAGTCCGCGAGTGGCAAAAGATGCGCGAGCGAAACGAGGCGCTGGACTGCTACGTGTACGCCCGGGCCGCTGCAAGCGCGGCGGGGCTGGACCGGTTCGAGGAGCGCCACTGGCGCGAGCTCGAACGACAACTCGGAATGGAGCGGCCGCCGGATGAGCCGCCACCGATTCAACCCTTCGATGCAGACGAGGCCACCCAAAGCGGTGGCCTCGCTGTTTCTGGCAACCGCAATACCGGCCGGCGCGTGATCAAGAGCCGCTGGCTAACCCGCTGAGGCTCTTCGTGACCTACACCACCACCCAACTCGACGCACTCAAGCGTGCGCTGGCCACCGGCGAGCGCCGCGTGAGCTTCGCCGACAAGACCGTCGAGTACCGCTCGGTCGAGGAACTGCAGGCGGCCATCCGGACCGTTGAAGGCGAGCTCGCACGCAGCACTGGGGCGAGTCGCAAGCGCCAGATCCGCGTCACCACGGCGAAGGGCTTCTGATGACCTGGATCGCCAAGCTCCGTGGCCTGCTCGGGCAGCAACCGGTCCACGAGGCCGCTGGCCGAGGACGGCGCTCGCTCGCCTGGATGCCGGGCAACCCGGGCGCGGTGGCCGCCATGCTGGCCACCAGCACCGAGCTGCGTATCAAGAGCCGCGACCTGGTGCGCCGCAATGCCTGGGCGCAGGCCGGGATCGAAGCCTTCGTCGCCAACGCCGTCGGCACCGGCATCAAGCCGCAGAGCCTGTCGACCGACGAACGCTTCAAGGCCGACGTCCAGGCCCTCTGGCGCGACTGGACCGAAGAGGCGGACGCTGCCGGCCAGACCGACTTCTACGGCCTGCAGGCACTGGCTTGCCGCGCGATGCTCGAAGGCGGCGAGTGCCTGATCCGGCTGCGTCCGCGTCGCCCCGAGGACGGGCTGTCGGTGCCGCTGCAGCTCCAACTGCTGGAGCCTGAGCACCTGCCGATCAGCCTGAACACCGAACTGCCCTCGGGCAACGTGGTGCGCGCCGGCATCGAGTTCGACGCGATGGGTCGACGTGTGGCCTACCACCTGTACCGCTCGCACCCGGAGGACGGTCGGCTGGCCCCGATGTCGGGCCAGGGAGGGCTGGACACGGTCCGCATCCCGGCCGCCGAAATCATCCACCTCTACCGGGTGCTGCGCCCTGGCCAGATCCGCGGCGAGCCGTGGCTGTCCCGGGCCCTGGTCAAGCTCAACGAGCTGGACCAGTACGACGACGCCGAGCTGGTGCGCAAGAAGACCGCTGCGATGTTCGCCGGCTTCGTGACCCGCCAGAGCCCCGAGGACAACCTGATGGGCGAAGGCGCCGCTGACGGCGAGGGCGTCTCGCTGGCCGGTCTGGAGCCCGGCACGCTGCAGATCCTGGAGCCCGGCGAGGACATCAAGTTCTCCGATCCGGCCGACGTCGGCGGCTCCTACTCCGAGTTCCTGCGCACCCAGTTCCGCGCCGTGGCCTCGGCCATCGGCGTCACCTACGAGCAGCTGACCGGCGACCTCACGGGTGTCAATTACTCGTCCATCCGCGCCGGGATGCTGGAGTTCCGCCGCCGCTGCGAGATGGTGCAACACGGCGTGCTGGTGCATCAGATGTGCCGCCCGGTGTGGGCGGCATGGATGAAGCAGGCGGTGCTGGCCGGCGCCCTCGAAGCGCCGGGATTCGCCCGAGGTGGCGCCGCTCGCCGCCGGCAGTACCTGCAGGCCAAGTGGATTCCGCAGGGTTGGCAGTGGGTCGACCCGGAGAAGGAGTTCAAGGCCATGTTGCTCGCGATCCGCGCGGGCCTGATGAGCCGCTCCGAAGCGATCTCGGCCTTCGGCTACGACGCCGAGGACGTCGACCGCGAGATCGCCGCCGACAACCGCCGCGCCGACGACCTCGGCCTGATCTTCGATTCCGATCCGCGCCGCACCTCCAAGGACGGCGGCAGTGCCGAGCCGAACCGGTCCGCCGACAACGCCACAGCGACGCCGACCTGAAGGACGACCCCATGACTCTGTTGCCCCACGTGGCGGCACGCCTCTTTGGCGCACCGCTGCTGATCCATCGCCCGAAGCTCGACGTGATCCTGGCCGTCCTCGGCCCCCGCGTCGGCCTGTCCGATCTGGCAGCGCCAAGTGGCTACACGCCGCCGGAGCGCAGCCCCGGCCGCGCGAACGCGAAGGTGGCGGTCGTCCCCATTCACGGCACCCTGGTGCGCCGAACCATCGGCCTCGAAGCTGAGTCGGGGCTGACCAGCTACGCGGCCATCGCAAGCCAGATCGACGCGGCGCTGGCCAGCCCTGAAGTCGCTGCAATCCTGCTGGATGTGGACTCGCCCGGCGGCGAGTCGGGTGGCGTGTTCGATCTTGCCGACCGCATTCGCGCCGCGGCACAGGTCAAGCCCGTCTGGGCGGTGGCCAACGACATGGCGTTCTCCGCGGCCTATGCGCTGGCCTCAGCAGCGACCAAAGTGTTCGTCTCGCGTACCGGGGGTGTCGGCTCGATTGGCGTCATCGCGATGCACGTCGACCAGTCCGAGAAGGACGCGCAAGACGGCGTTCGCTACACCGCCGTGTTCGCGGGCGACCGCAAGAACGATCTCAACCCCCACGAGCCGATCTCGGACGAAGCCCACGCCTTCCTCAAGGCGGAGGTGAACCGCGTCTACGGGCTGTTCGTCGAGACGGTGGCCCGGCACCGCGGCATCGAGCCGAGCGCGGTGCGCGACACCGAGGCCGGCCTGTTCTTCGGCCAGGCGGCCGTTGCCATCGGCCTGGCCGACGCCATCGGCACGTTCGACGTCGCGCTGTCTCAGCTCCTCGATTCCGTTTCCCCACTCCCGAATCTGGCGGCGAGCCACTCGGGCCATTTCCGCAACCTCCAGATGGAGTCCTACATGAATGATCGATCCGACCCCGCTCCTGCTGATCGGCCTGCTGCTGATCGCGCTGGCCCTGTTCCTCAACCGTCGCCCACCTCCACGCTGAGCGTGGCCGACGCTGTCGAGATCGCCCAGACCTGCACGCTGGCCGGTCGCACCGACCTCATCGCCGGCTTCCTGGAAGCCCAGGCCTCGCCGGCCAAGGTACGCAGCCAGCTCCTGGCAGCCAAGGCCGACGCGTCGCCCGAGATCGTCACCCGCATCGGACCCGACGCTGCCGCCACGGCGGCCACGGTCGCAGCGGGCAACCCGCTGGTCGATGCGGCCAAGCAACTGGCCGCGAAGTCCGCCGCACTGAAGAAGGAGATCTGACATGCCGACCGCTTTCACCGAATCGATGAACTTGGGCGACCTGCTCAAGTACGAAGCACCCAACCTGTACTCGCGCGACCGCGTGACCGTGGCCTCCGGGCAGAACCTGCCGCTCGGCGCGGTCGTCGGCATGGTCACCGCCACCGGCAAGGTCAAGCAGATCGACCCGTCCGCCACCGACGGCACCCAGCTCGCCGCCGGCGTGCTGATGCAGGCCTGCGACGCCGCGCTCGCCGAGCGCAGCGACGGCCTGATCGTGGCCCGCCACGCCATCGTCTCCGACCACGCCCTGCAGTGGCCGACCGGCATCACCACCGGCGAGCAGCAGGCCGCCGTTGCCCAACTCAAGTCGCTGGGCGTCCTCGTTCGCCAGGGAGTCTGACCATGCAGAACATCTTCGAAAACCCCGCCTTCTCGATGTCGGCGCTGACCACCGCCATCAACTTCCTGCCCAACAACTACGACCGCCTCGGCGCGATGGGCCTGTTCGTCGACAAGCCGCAGCGCTTCCGCTCGGTCGTCGTCGAGGAGCAGAACGGCGTGCTCACGCTGCTGCCGACGCTGCCGCCCGGCTCGCCAGGCACCGTCGGCGTGCGTGGCAAGCGCAAGGTGCGCTCCTTCACCATCCCCCACATCCCGCACGACGACGTGATCCTGCCCGAGGAGGTCCAGGGCATCCGGGCCTTCGGTTCGGAAACGGAGCTGCAGACCGTGGCGGGCGTGATGGCGCAGCACCTGCAGACGATGCGGAACAAGCACGCGATCACGCTGGAGCACCTGCGCTTCGGTGCGCTCAAGGGCCAGATCCTCGACGCCGATGGCAGCGTCATCTACGACCTCTACAACGAGTTCGAAATCACGCCCAAGACCTTCACGTTCAACATCTCCGATCCGGCGAGCGGCTTCGACGTGAAGAAGACCTGCCTGGACATCGCCCGCTACGTCGACGACAAGCTCCAGGGCGAACGGATGACGGGCTTGCATGCCTTCGTCGGTGAGGACTTCTTCGATGCGCTGACCGGGCACGACGAGGTCAAGGCGGCCTACGACCGTTGGCAGGACGGCCAGGCCCTGCGCACCGACATGCGCGCGGGATTCACGTTCGCCGGCATCACCTTCGAGGAGCACCGGGGGCGTGCCGCCGCACCGGGCAGCACGGTGCGGCGCTTCGTCGAAGCCGACGAGGGGCACATCCTGCCGCTGGGCACGATGGACACCTTCGCCACCTACTACGCGCCGGCCGACTTCAACGAGACGGCCAACACGGTGGCCCTGCCGCTGTACGCCAAGCAGGAGCCGCGCAAGTTCGACCGTGGCACCGATCTGCACACGCAGGCCAACCCGCTGCCGCTGTGCCACCGCCCGGCGCTGCTGGTCAAGCTGGTGATGACCTGATGGGCTTCGTCGAACGCCTCTACGAGGCGGCGGCGAATGCAGGTCTGCTGGTGAGCGCCGAGGTGGCCGGCCGTACGGTGTCGGTCGGCTTCCTGTGCATCGACGAGAACCTGCTCGAAGGGCTCGTGCGGTCGGCTGCCTACACGATCACATATCCGCTGTCGCTGCTTCCGGACTTGGAGGCTGGGCACAGCGTCGTGATCGCCGGCCAGACCTACCAAGTGCGTGACGTGCGAGCCATCGGCGACGGGACCGAGCGTCGCGCCGATCTCACTCGGCTGTAGGCGGTGGCGATGAAC